AAGCTTTATAGATAACTATATACGTACGAATGTAGATGAAGGTACTGTAGTTGTTCGTGTTGGTTGGGAATTTGAAGAGGCCGTGCGTACAGTATACCAGCCTGTTATGGAACAACAGATGGTACCAGACCCTCAAACAGGACAACCAGCTATAGATCCACAATCTGGACAACCTATTCTAGAAGAAGTTAAAGTTGGTGAGAAGAAAGTAAAAAAGAAGATCACAGTTAAGAATCAACCTGTATTAACCGTATGTGATTATAACAATTTAGTTATAGACCCTACTTGTGAAGGTGATATTGATAAGGCTAACTTTGTTATTTATAGTTTTGAAACTTCTCTATCAGAGCTTAAGAAAGATGGTCGATACACTAATCTTGATAATATTAACTTCGAGAGTGCGTCTGTATTGTCTGAACCTGATCATAAGATCAATACAGATGATAGTAACTTTACGTTTAAAGATAAAGCTCGTAAGAAAGTTATTGCTCGAGAGTATTGGGGATTCTGGGACATTGATGGAACGGAAGAACTTAAGCCCTTTGTAGCTACTTGGATAGGAAGTACATTTATTAGGATGGAAGAGAATCCTTACCCAGACAAGAAATTGCCATTTGTATTAGTTCAGTATTTGCCTCGTCGTAAGAATTTATATGGAGAGCCAGATGCAGCTCTTATTGAAGATAACCAGAAGATCGTAGGCGCTGTTACCAGAGGCATCATTGATGTAATTGGTCGTAGTGCTAACGGTCAGCAAGGTATTCGTAAAGATGCTCTTGATGTAACGAATGCTCGTAAGTATGAACGCGGGGAAGATTATAAGTTTAATGCTAACGTAGATCCAAAGCAAGCATTTCATATGGAAGTATATCCTGAGATTCCACGTTCAGCTATTGAAGTACTGCAGATGCAGAATAATGATGCAGAAGCTCTTACAGGTGTTAAAGCATTTACTAATGGCATCTCTGGTCAAGCTTTAGGAGCTACGGCTACTGGGATTAGATCGGCATTAGATGCTACTTCTAAGCGTGAATTGGGTATCCTGCGTAGGTTTTCTAATGGATTAACTCAAATAGGACGTAAAATCATTTCTATGAATGCAGAGTTCTTAGAAGATGAAGAAATCATTCGTGTTACTAATGAAGAATTTATCTCTATTGATCGTAATGATCTAGGAGGACAATATGATATCAAGCTTAATATCTCAACAGCTGAGGCTGATGAACAAAAAGCTAGCGAGCTGGCATTTATGTTACAAACTATGGGTAATACAATGCCGCCGGAAATGAGTTATATGGTTTTGTCTGATATAGCTAAATTGCGTAAGATGCCTGATCTAGCTAAGCGTATTGAAGAGTATCAACCTCAACCTGATCCAATGGCTGAGGCAATGCATCAACTTGAAATGGAAATGATGAAAGCTAAAATCCGTAACGAGAATGCTAAAGGCGCTGAGAATGAAGTGGACATCGGACTCAAAACTGCTAAAACACAAACAGAACAAGCTAAAGCAAGAGGGCTTAATAGTGGGTCTGATATTAGTGATCTTGATTTTCTTGAGAAAGAATCAGGGGTTTCTAACGCTCGAGAGCAGGATGCAGCAGATCAGAAACATGAACAGAACATGGAAGGTAAAGAGCATGATAGGCTATCAAATCTTGACAATAAAGCATTTGATGCGTTAAATAAACAGTAAGGAGTTTATTAATGAGTAAATCTAACCATAAGGCAGGAATATGACAGATCTAGAAACAGTTGAGATAGAGATTGAAGAAGCTAATAAGTTAAGAGCTATACGAGATAACTGCGCTATGCTAATTAATAGCCAACCTTATAAAGATGTCATTGAGGAAGGTTACTTTAAAGTAGAAGCAGCTAGATTATGTATGGCTAAAAGTTCTAACTTAGATGAAGCACAAATGAGAAACATTGATGGTATGATGTTAGGAATCGGTGGATTAGCTAATTTTATTGATATGGTTATGCGACGGGGTTCGGCTATGGATAAGCAAATAGAAGAGTGTGAAGAAACCCGCGCAGAAATCCTAGCTCTAGAGGTGGTCTAATGACAGTTGAAGTAACAGAACAAGATACTGCTCTAGGGTTATCTGACGCTGAATTCCTAGAACAAGATCCTGCTAAATTCTTATCTGATGATTCTAGTACAGATACGGAAGACGCAGCCAACCCAGAAATTGATCCAGCGGACGAAACTGCTGATGATATAGACCCTGAAGCGGAAGCTGAAGGGAATAGTAAAGCACAGGAGCAAACTGACGCTACCTCTAACGAAGAAGAAGTAAGCCAACCTGATGGGGATACCCAGACGGAGCATGAACCTTCTGATGATAGTGATGCAACAGAATCTCTTGATACTAGTAAGAAAGACTCGACTGACACGAAAGGGGATACCCAGGATACAAAAGAGTTTGATTACGAAAGTGCGTATAAAAAGGTATCTGAACCTTTCAAAGCCAATGGCGTTGATATGCAGGTTAAGGACCCAAATGATATGATCAAGCTCATGCAAATGGGCGCTAATTATCAGAAGAAGATGGCTCAAATGAAGCCTAATCTAAAGATGATTAAGATGTTAGAAAACAATGGTCTTCTTGATGAAGCCAAGTTATCTAACCTTATTGATATATCTAAAAAGGATCCTAAGGCAGTCGCTAAGCTTATTAAAGAAAGTGGAATAGATCCTTTAGATATTGATACGGATTCTAATGTTGATTACAAGCCTACAGATTATTCTGTAACGGATAAGGAGTATAACCTAGATCGTGTACTTGATGAGATCAAAGACACTGAAACATTTAGTAAGACAATTGATGTTTTAACTAAACAGTGGGATGATCCCAGTAAAACTGCCATTTCAGATAACCCAGATATTATTGGTATTATTAATACCCATATGTCTAATGGCGTATTTGATAAGGTTAATACGTTAATGCAGCAAGAGAAAACCTTAGGTAACTTAAAGGGTGTATCTGATGTGGAAGCGTATAAGCAAGTGGCTGAATACATGTATGATCAGGGTTTACTACGGACTGAAACAGGTAGTAGTCCTCAGGGGACATCCAAAGTATCGAGCGAGACTGATAAATCACAAGCCAATGCCGAGCGTGATAAGAAGCGCAAAGCAGTGGCGCCGGTCAAGCAGACTACTACGAAGAAGGCTCCAGCTGAGAAGGATTTTTTAGGTCTCTCAGATGAAGAATTTATGAAGAGGCATGCTTAACCGGTAATATAAATTACCTTTTAGATTGGAAATAAAATCATGGCAAATCCAAACACTTACAATGGTCCTTTAAGTTCCGCAAGTGGAACTGCATCGGACATCGGTGCACAAGCACGTACCGATTATTATTTTAAGAAAGCTCTTATTGCTGTACGGGATAAACAGTATTTCATGCCTTTGGCTGATGTACGTGCAATGCCTAAGAATATGGGTAAACGTATTAAACAAGACGTTTATGTTCCTATGTTGGATGTACTCAACGTATCTGATCAGGGCTTAGATGCTGCTGGTACAGTTCTCACAAATGGTACATATTCTGGTTGGAATGCATCTGGTGTCCTTCAGGGCAGTGCTTATGCTAACCGAGCCGCTGCTGCTACTGGTGCCGGTGTTGGTGGAGAAGTCGGACTGAATGGTGGTAATCTTTACGGTTCTAGTAAAGATACAGGTACGATTACTTCTAAGATTCCAGCTTTGACTGAGAATGGTGGTCGAGTTAACCGAGTTGGTTTTACGCGTACTCAGATCCAAGCTGATCTGTCTAAACGTGGTTTCTTCACTGAGTATACTCAGGAATCTTTGGATTTCGATTCAGATGCTGAATTGCTGTCTCATATTACTGAGGAAGCTTTGGTTGGTGCTAATGAGATCACAGAAGCTGAGCTTCAATCTGATCTGATTACCAATGCAACTGCTAATGGTACTGCTTATTACATGGGCGGAACTACTAAGTTGACAGTTGATGAAAAAGTTACCTATACCGATCTAATGAATCTTTCTATTGCTTTGGATAATAACAAGACTCCTAAGCAAACTAAGATCATTTCCGGTTCACGTATGATTGATACGAAAACCATTAATGGTGGTCGTGTCATGTATGTTGGCTCTGAGCTGATTCCAATTCTTAAAGCCATGACGGACTTACATAGCTTGCCTGCTTTCAACTCTGTTGAAAAGTATGCTGATGCTGGTAATGTTATGAATGGTGAGATTGGATCTATTGACCAATTTCGTATTGTTGTAGTTCCAGAAATGCAATATGACGAAAATGGCGGTGCTGCTAGTGCTGATACTGCAGGTACTGGTGATAATGGCGCAGACATCTACCCAATGTTGGTTGTTGGTGATGGTGCCTTTACGACTATCGGTTTTCAGACTGATGGTAAGAGCGTTAAGTTTACGGTTAATCATAAAGGGCCTGGCAAAGAAACTGCAGACCTTACGGATCCATATGGTGAGGTAGGATTCTACTCCATCAAATGGTATTATGGTTTCTTGGCATTGCGCCCAGAACGGCTTGGTATTATCTGGACTGCTCTCGCAGCCGTATAAGCTAATACCTTCGATCCCTGGGAGCTTCTAGAGCTCTCGGGGATACCTTTTCATAAGAGAACACAAGGAGAATTAAATGGTAATGAATTTTGATAAGGGCGAATCTAAACAGATCATGGATACGCCCACTGAAACTCCCATCGCAAAACTAAGCGATACCCAAATTCGTCAGGAACTTCAAGACAATGGAGTTACCCTGCATCATAAAACAGGCTCAGGCAAGCTAGCGGATACTCTTGTAAAAGTACGAGCTGGTACTTATACAGCTCCAGAGCCTGCTGCACCTAAAGCACCTGCAACTCCAGTAGTTAAAAATACAGGTCCTACAGAAGCTGCAGTAGCCGCTATGCGTAAAGCTACAACGGAAACTAAAGAACAACGCGCTATGAAGCTTGTTCGTGTAATAGTTACTGCTAATGATCCACTCATGAGTCAACATCAAGGGTTGATTTTTACTGTAGGTAGCTCAGCAGTTAATAACGGTCGTATGATTAAGAAGTATGTACCCTTTAATAATCAAGAAGGGTGGCATGTTCCTAAGATTATTTATGATCAGATGGAAGCTGCTGAAATGCAAAAGTTTCGTCAGGTGACAATGCCAGATGGTAATAAGAGCATGCAGGCTTATATAGCTAAGAAGTTTAATGTACAGGTTTTAGATCCTCTCACTCAAGGTGAGATGGATGCCCTTGCAGCATCACAGCAAGCTAAAGGAGGAATGCAGGTATGACACTTACCGTTGCTAATCTAACCGCTAATATCGCTACTTCTTCTTCACCTAATTATGTAGTAACAGGTACTGGAATATTTGATGATATTATGGAGACTGTTACTGCGCATCTGAATGCACAGTTTGATCTAGGGCGCATTACCGGCTCAGCGTATGGAACTGTGTATTTAGGGGCTATTCAGTCCGTTATGACGGCAGCTGTTGGGTATACATTAGGTCAAGAAAAAGCTAATGCTGAAAGCTCATTGTTATTCCAGAAAGAAATCACTGAATTTGCTC